CCTGCCACGCATCCAGGTTCGGCGTTGGCACAAACTTCGGAATACTCCCGAAACGCGCCACGATCTCATCCCCGAACACCTCCCTGTTACGGTCATCCGCCGCCGCGTAATACCACGGCTCAAAGCCCTCCAGCTTGAAGATCGTATTACACCCGAAACTCGGATACCTCCGCAGGAACTCCAGCGGCATCGAACGGATGCTGATCCCATTGCACACGATCAAACACGTCTCGCCAGCATGTCTGCGGAAAAACTTCTCACAACTCATCGCATTTTCCTTCTCAGTCCCTCTCCCTCCCCCAAATTGCCGAAGGCCATTTGGGGGAGGGTCGGGGAGGGGGTCTAACTCTGCGTCCCCACCTTCGTCCACGTCGGGGCCAGCGCGGTTCCCGTATTGATATACAGGATCCCGTTCGTCGTATCCGTCAACAACGCGCCCTTCTTCGCCCCGCGTGCGGTCGCATTCACGCCTGGCGTGGTCTCAGCCACCGCAATTGTCGGAGCGGACCCTTCCAGGCTGTCATCCGCCACCGTGATCAACGGCACCACCATCTCAGCCAGGTTCCCGCCGAAAGTGATCGTCACGGTTCCGATGCCGCTTGTCAGCGTTCCATCTGCCACCGTCACGCCGCCCGCCCCGATGTTCGGCAAAGCCTCCAAAGCCGCATCGATCGCCGCGATCAAGGTCGAATCCGTCGCGGTCCATGTGATCGCCGCCGTGGTATACCCGTCGAACGCCAGCTTGAACGTCCCGCCAGTCGGGGTCCCGCCCAGCGTCAAAGTCTGCACCTCGTTCGTTCCCTGGGTCGGGGCTCCTGCATTTTCAAAGATCCCGATTCCACCATCAATTTGTGGGCTCATATCAATCTCCAATCTCCAAATGCCAGTCTTCAGGTTCCATCCCCCACCTGGAACCTGATACCTGGAACCTGAAACTAAATGCCCGTCACCTTGCAGAACGCAGCCGCGCGATAGATCGCCAGCACCAGACGCTTATCGGCGCGGATCGCCAGCTTGCCCTTGATGAAGTAATCGCTGTGCGAATCGCTCACCTTGATGTTCGCGCCGCGGCGGCGGAAGATCTCGCTATACAGCTGGAAGTCACCCAACAGCGCAGTATTCTCGGTTGCCGCCGTGGTCACAACTGCGGGCAAACCCCAGATGCGTTCAGGGCCAGCCTCAGCGGGTGAACCCCAGATATAGATCCCGTCTGTGGTCCGCAGCAAACGGAGGTCCTGCCAGTCGTTCGGGTGGAACACCACAGCCGAAGGCTCGGCGAACCCAGTATGACGCACAAGCGTCATGCCCTTATAGATCGCATCGGGGGTCGGGTCGCTTCCCTTGGCTTGGCTCTGCACGCCGCTCTTCACCAAAAAGCCAGTCATGTTCGGCGCGTTACCATCGCCGCTCATCAACTGTACTTCCTCGGTCAGATCCAGCATGGTCAACAAACGGTTATTGATCACGCTCTCGACCATCGGCGCGTCTTCCAGTTGGATCTCCGTCACAGGCAGGAAGTGCGCGATCTCGCGCACGGTCTCACTGCGCTCGGTGTAAGCCAGCGCGCTTTCGCCAGCCTGTCCGCCTTCCGAACGGGTCGCCGAATTGTTCGTGAAAGTGGTCTCTTCCATGTACAGCACCGCGGCCTGGCTGGTCGGGGTCTGCGGGATCAGGTCCGCGATCACGGGGCGGCGATGGGCATACTCAACCAAACGCCCAGTCCGCACCGATTCAGGAGCCCAGCCCGCGCCAGTTTCCATCAGCGTCTTCTGCTCCAGATAATCGAAATTCGGCAGCATCACATTGATGTCGCGCTTCGCCTCGCGGTTCTTGTATGCCTCGCTCTCAGTGAACAACCGCCCCAAACTCTTCACCTCGCGTTGTCCGCGCTGAGCGGAGGCGGCAGCCGAAGCGCCCAGCGGCAACTGGCTCGCAGCCCTCTGCCTGTCCTTCACTGCCTGCACGTTCTTCTGATAGATCGCATCGATCTCCTTCGCCGCTTCCAACTTCTCAGCCAGCGCATCGATCTCCGCATTGCGTGCGCGCACGTCCTCCAGTTGCTTCAGGTCCAGGTCGTAACTGTCCTTCCCGTCAACCTTCGTCTTCGCCTTCTCGAAGATCGCAGCCAGCTCGCCGCGCTTCGCATCCAGTTGTGCTTGTAAATCCTTTACGGTTTCCATTTCCTTTTCTCCTTATCATGTTCTCCCCCCCCATTTCGCTCTCCCCAGCTAAGTGGGGGAGGGCAGGGGAGGGGGTCGCTAACCGCTAATCGCTAACGGCCGCTTTTGTAAAACTTCGCCAACTCATTCAGCACATCCCTCTCATCAGCCCGCGGCTCCGTCTCGCGCAAAATGACCTCGATCTCCGTCGCCATCTTCGCCAGCCTCGTCCGCACACCGTCCGACAGGGTGCGCCCCTCGTGTGCTCGGAAACTCTTCCGATCCTTCACACGCGTCAAAAACTCCTCAACGGTTGCCTCAACCATCGCAGAGTGTTGTACAAAGGTCGTGCCTGACACAGGCAGACCCTTCACGCCAGCCGTAGCAGGGTTCATCCCCCAGTTCACATCGCTCACGTCATACAGCTCCACATCCTGCAAAATGCGGATCTCCTTCCCATCCTCCAGCTTCTTGATGCTGAACTCATGGATGTCGTAAGCGTAGGACATCTCCGACACGTCCCCCTCCTCGATCCCCTTGAACACCCAATCCGCCAGCGGGATGTCGGAATAATACTTCCGCGTCACCTCCACCCCGCCAGTTGCCTCAGGCGCCCAATCCAGCACCTTCGCTGGCAGCTCATCCCGCCCCACCTCGCGGATGCTCTTCACACTCGCGATCGGCGGATTCATCGAATTATGGTTCCACAAAAACCGCACCCGCGAACGGCCCTCGCCCAAACGCTTCCCGAAGCTCCCGTTCACGCTCATATCCCCCCCGCTGTCCACGTTCCCATGCACCGCGAAAATGCCAGTCACAACCCTGGTCTTCGCATCCAACTCCTTCACAAAATACGGCAAAGTCTTATATAGCATTTTCATTCTCCTTCGTGTTCGCTCTCTCCAAATTTCCGCGCTCATTGCGGACATTTGGGGAGATGTCAGCGTACTCGCTGACAGAGGGGTCTACCCTCCCGCCTCCTCAAAAAACTTCCGCGCATCATCCACATCGCGCACCGTCACCAGTACCACCGTATCGCCATCGCGGCGCATCGCATACAAATACCTGTCATCAGGCTCCGCGAACGTCCTGAACAGATCGCCTGCATACCGCACACCCTCGATCACCAGCACATCGTTCACATCCCGCTCCACCGTCACAGGCTTCTTCCTCTGATGCTCGACCGTTCTAATAAATTGCATTTCCTTTGTGCTCCTTCGTGGTAAAACCCTTTCAATCTAGGTCATTAAGCTGAAAGTGATTAAGAAATTCAACGGCATACGATCCTTCTAGCAAGAGATAATCCATGTTCTCTTGGCCTAAAAAATGAACAACCACTTCTTTTTTTTCTTTCATTACCCGAAAATATGAGATTGCTTCTTCAGCAATGTAATATTCTCCACATTTAATAATGTGAGTCATCTTGTTCTCCTTCTTATTCAAACGGATAGGGCCATTGAGTCATCGCACCTTCTTCGCCAAAATACGGAGCTGCTGCCCGCGTACAATTCGGATGTTGCAGCCTATTGTTATTAAATAGTTCTACTGTCCATATTTTTCCATTTGCTAGTTCACACTCCTTGTCATCATCACCAGAGCCGCCATCTAATATCTCCACTTTCATAACGCCAGCCTCCTTGTACCTCTCAACCGTCGCCAGGTTCTGCGCATCCCCCAGCTCCGTCCGCGCGATCACCCGCGCGCGGTCCTTATACGTCTCATCCACGATGCTCCTCAGCCCCCGCTGCGACTCATCCCCCCTCACCAGTTGATCCACGCTCCACCCGTTCTCATTCCCATACTTCAACGCCTCGCGGATCTCCTGCAGCGTCGTCTCATGGATCTCCTTCACATGCGTCCCCGCCAGCTCCAAAACCTTCGTCACCAGCGGGTCCGTCAGGTCGAACGCCATCTCCACACCCAGCACATAATTCCATGTGCTCCACGACAACTCCAAAATCTCCACATAAAAACGCTTCACCAGTGTCTCCAGCCCCTTGCGGTCCCCCGCATTCAACAACTCCCCCGCCGCAGGCAGATCCGCCTTCTGCTCCAAACCTGACACCTGATACTTGGCACCTGAAACCCTCTCCACCACCCTATCCGCCAGCTGGCTGAAATACACATCCACCGCCTGCGTCATTCGCTTCGCCACATCCAGCCGCACCCTCTGCAGCAACCGCGCCTGATCCGTGCTCTTTGAACCTGACACCTGATACTTGGAACCTGAAACCTCTGGTGCATCTGGTTCCTCTGTCCTTCTCACCACCTCCCCCACTGGCACAAACTCACTCGCCAGGCTCACAAAATACACCTCGTCACCCTTCACAGGCACCAGCCCCATATACTGCTTCGCCTCTGCCCGCGTGATCACCGAACGGTTGAAAGCCAGCGTCACCCGCTCCCAAACCTTCGTCTCCTCCTCCTGCAAAGCCCGTACCTTCCGCAGATCGAATTGCAAATTGAAATTCGGCGTCACCACGAAGTCATCCTTCAAACCATTGAACAACTCGCTCGCCAGGCTCCTCCACAACGCCGCCAGCGTCAACTCCGTGAACGCCCTGCGCGCCGCCTGATCCCCATAATCCGACCGCTTCAACCCGATGCTCAGCCCTGCCACCACGGGCGGGATCCTGAAATTCGCCGCGATTCGGCTCTCAGGCACCGCGTTCAACGTCTCCGCCGCCAGTTGGTTCAAGTCGAACCCCAGCTTCTCCACCTTCATCCCCGCCGTAATGAACGCAGGCTGCCCCGCGCTGTGCTTCGCCACCCACTTCCGACCCATCGCATCCACCTCATCCTGTGTCGGATCGTCGTCCTCCTCCAGCGTGATCACCACGGGCGGCACCGCATTATTCTTCAACAACGAATAAATATAAGAACTCGCCTCGTTATCCTTATCCACCTCCCGCGCGCACAACTCGATCGCACCAATGCCTCGGCTTGGGTTCAACGGATCGGGCATCCACTTCCACTGGATAACGTCCTCCTTCGGGATCACCAGCTTCTGCCCGTCGCCCGCGTCATACTCATAATGCTTCACGAACCCTTCCCCCGTCGTCTCCCCAGGGATCGGCGTCATCTGCCCGTCGCTGAACGGCCACAACGCCATCACGCTTCGGTTCTGTCGTCTCTGCTTCCACAAATACAGGTTCCCCCCCACGCTCGCATACGTCACCGCGAACTGCATCAGCTCCACCTCCCCCATATCGGGGTTCGGCTTGCGGATCAGCTCCATCATCTTATGTCTATAATCGGGCACGAACCGCCCATCCTCCTCATGCCCCGCCAGCAGCGGCGGCTCAGGGAACGAAAAAGCCAGCGTTGTCACGCACGCGCTCACCGCCGAATTGATTCGATACCCCTCGTCCACTAACTTATTGAACGAGATCTTCGCAAACTCCCAGCGCTTCCACTTCGGCGCGAACCGCATCACACCCTCCGCCGCCGCCTTGATACCGCGCTGAGCGGAGCGGAGCGTAGTCGAAGCGCGCTCGAACAACTTCCGCAGAAACCCGAAACCTGGAACCTGAAACTTGAAACCTGATACCTGATACCTGAAACTCATAGCACCCTGCTCTCCCGCTTCTTCCCGATCATCTCCAACAGCTTGCTGTACGCGCCAGAAGCCGCATCCACCTGATCGTCATACTTCCCGCGGTCGAATGCCACACACTCATCCACGAACGCATCGTTCCACGACCCCTTCAACAGGAACACCAGCCCGCCCTGCATCGCCGATTCCAGCGGCTCCGAGCGCGTCGCCTTGTCTCCTGTCACCGTCTCGAACTTCGCATTGAACCCCAACAACACGCGGTTCGTCGCCTCAGCTGAATCCTTCCCCGCGCTCCCAGGGTCCTGCTGGTGCCAGATCTTCACCAGGCCTCCATACAAATCCCTGTCAGCCTGCGCCGTCTTCAACATCTTCTGATCCCGCTCGTGCGAAGTCCACTGCCCCCGCACCACATCCAAAATATAAAAATTGCCGTCCGAACAAAATGCCATCAAAACGCCCGCAGTAAAATCGCCCTTGCTCGAATTCGCCTTATCCCACATCCTCACCGCGAACTTGATCGTAGCCCTTCCCCCTAAATCGCGGCGCTCGCCCGCTACACCGTCCCCTTGCGGGATTTGGGGGGCTGCCGCTTCAGCGGCAGGGGGGTTGGGCAATTGCGCCACCTTCCTAAACCACTCCCTCTGATACTTCTTCCCGCTCTTCGGGTACGGGCTCTGCTGGAACAACGCCTCAAAATCATAATCGCCCACATCCGCCTTCGTGGAAAGTAAACTCTCCCTGCTGAACTGCTCAGGCCACAACGCCTCCCCAGGCCTCCGCCCCAGCACATCCTGCAAAGGCAGATAGATCCCGTCCCGCATCTTCCTCCTCTGGTCTTCCTCATCCACCGCATACGCATCCAGCGCCAGCGCAGGCAGGTTCACCACCTCCCACTGGTCCGCCATCTCGTCATGCACCATCCGCGCGATCAACCGCCCCGCCTCATCATCGGGATGCCACCGTGTATGGAACACGATCACCGCACCCCACGGGCTCAGCCTTGTCCGCGCCGAACTCTTATACCAATCGTCCACCAGCTCCCGCCGCGCCTCGCTCTCCGCCTCCTCCCTGTTCTTGAACGGATCATCGATCACCAGCAGGTCAGCGCCCAAACCAGTAATACCGCCGCCCACGCCCGCCGCCGTCACCGTCCCCAAATGCGGAGCGCTCAAACTCCAGCTCTGCGCGCTTCGGCTGTCACTGCTCAACTCCACGGGCGCGCCCTTCATCACGCTCAACCGCCCGAACAAAGCCTTATAATGCTCCCCCTCCACGATCTCTCGCACCGCGCGGCTGTTCCGCACAGCCAGGTCCGCGCCGTAACTCGTCAGGATGATCTGGCAGTCAGGGTGGATTCCCAGCATCCACGCAGGGAACAAACGCGAACACAACTCGCTCTTCCCGTGTCGCGGCGGCATCATGATCATCAAACGCCCGATCCCCTTCTGCCCTCGGCTCTTGATATAAAGCGCCACCTCCTGCAGCTTGCTCCCGATCAGCCTCACATGCGGCGGAGTCAAAAACTGGCGGTTCACATACTGACCGAAAGCCAGCACGCTCATCCGCGCCTCTTTCCTCCGCTCGCGGCTGTCCCCAGCCTGCGAAGGCGTGATTTTCGTCCGCGTCGCCTGCACCATCGGCATCGTCATTCCTCCTCCCTCTCCAAATCGCGGCGGTCGTCCGCTATTGGGGGAGGGGCTGGGGGTGGGGCCATCTCCCTCCCCTTCCTCTCGATTGCCGCCAGCACATCCTCATCTTCCGTATCCACATCCCCGCCCTTCACACTGCCCTTCAAGATCGCCTCCAGCTTTGAAGCGGGCAGGTAATCCCCGATCAACTCCAGGAACAACTTACGGTCATTGTGGCTCTTATAATCGTGCCCCTTCGCCATCTCGATCAACGCCTCATACACATCCGCCCGATGCTCCCACAGCGGCGCGGACTGCAGCACCGCCACCATCTCATCGATCGCAGGGTTCTTCCTCCGCCATGTACTGATCGCCCTGTCGCTCATCAAACCCAGATGCGTCCGCGCCAGCTCGTCCTGGCTTTTCGGCTGCCGCGTCCCCTTCGGCGAACTCGCCCACGCAATATAAGCCGCCACGCGCCAGTCCCACCCCCCCTCGCGCAGTTTCCGATACTCCTCCATCCACGGGAACGCCTGCTCATCGAACAACTGCCGCGCCGTCTCCGAACGCAAACGCACCTCTTCCGCGCTGAGCGGAGCCGCAGGCGCAGTCAAAGCGCCCTCTGCCTCCTCTAAAGACAGCGGCAACTGCAACTGATAATCTGGCTTACTGATAGCCATCACACACCTCGATAAAACCTCAACGGGTCGGGTAACTCATCCGACTCCCATCGCTCGAATAAATTCAAATCGAACTCGATCTCCCTGTCAAAAATAAACGGGATCGCCACAGGCCCGCCCTGCCCCTGCGGGAAATGCTCCACCCGCGTCGCATGGTACGACACCGCAAACAAATACCAATTCCGCTCGATGATCTCCGCCACACTCGGCAGCGGATACCGCGCATCGATCCCATCCACGCCAGGCACGCACACCAGCTTGTTCCCCTGCACGATCCGCCCCCGCACGAACTGCCCGCCGCACAACCGCTGCGCCTTGTCATACTTCGGCAGCGGTTGCGACAGATCCTCACCTGTCACATAATTCGCACAGTGCTGATATTCGCCGTTCTCATCCAAGCCCCAACTCTGATAATTCGTGAACGCGATATTACGGTCATGTACCTTCGACCACAATTTAGGCGTGATCGCCGCGTTAAACGTAGTCATCAGCGAATAGCTCATCCGCTGGATCGCCTCCGTCATCGCCACCGCCACAGGATTGTTCGGCGGGATCACCTCAGGCATCCCCAGCAGCGTTTTCTGATACCCCCCCTCCGCCTTATGCAAAACGCGCCACCCGCTGTACCTCTTCACATTTGGATCCTCTGGCACACTTGGCTCCTCCGCGAACTCAAACCGCGTCAATCCATTCAACTCAAGCATTCGGCTTCCACTCACCGTTCACAACAAAATCGGAATACCCGACCGCGCTGAACGTATGCTGTACCTGGATCACAGGCTTCCCGTCCGCCGCCGTCACCACGTCATCCTGTCGGATGTACCCGTTGTTCGCGCCCTCGAACGCATACAACGACTGCGGCAGGCGCACATGCTCGATATGCGTCAACTCCCACCAGCCGTTCACTTTCCCCTTTGCGATCACATGCTGGTCCTTCGTGATTGTCCGCACGGGCGTATTCCCTGTCGAACTGGGGACGCTCCGCACGTTTAACATGGATGTCACCACGGTCCCCAACAACAACTCAGCCATCTCATCACCTCCGACAGGCGGTTCAGGCTCATACCCGACACCTGCCCACGCCAACAATTCACTCAGCCCCCCGTTGAACACGTTCCGATCACACCACCCCTCCGTCCCATGCACCAGCGGATCACCCGCATCCGAGATCTGCCAGAACTTCCAGGTCTTGCGCGTCTTCATGCTCGGCTCACCGTCGGGGTTCACCGTCCAGTAATACTGCGCCACCCATAGATCAAAATCCGCAAACACATCCCGCCCCCACAACCGCATCGCCGTCGGGTACAACACGCTGTCATACACATCAGGGTTCGTATACAAAAGTATGCGTTCGCTTTGTCTCTGTTGTGACACATATTTCAGCCAGTCGTACAACGCCGCCACATACGCATCGTTCATCACGTTATCGTAGCGCTCAGCATCCACGATCAGCACATCGAACTGCTTGCTCCCGATCGTCCGCAAAAAGAACTGCGCCTGGTCGATCCCGCTCCACCCGCTGCTCAAATAGTGAAAAGTCCCAGTCACCACCGCCGCGCTCTGGATGTCCACATACAACTGCTCAAAAGCGGGGTCCTTCCACGTCACATCCTGTGTCGCCTTGATGAACACAAAATCGATCAAACCCTGCTCGGCCTCGTCAGCGTGCCAGCGCGGCTCCCACCTCGAAAGGTCAATCCCATACGCCCGCCGCTTCGTCCCAATGACGCCATACTCCGCCTGCACATTCCATAACGGCTGCAAACGGTGTACATAATGCTTGACTGAGCGTCGTCTACTTCTCACTATCCACTCACCACTTTCCACTACTTCGGACCCTTCATCAACTCGCCCGTATCGGGTGGCGGTATTGGCTCGATCCCGTTATCCACCAGCTGCTTCA